ACGGTGTTGTGCATAAATTGGAAGACAGACGGTTCAAAATAAGTCTATAAATTTCATATTATGTCCGCAAAGGTACACGAACAACAACTATAATTCTATTCCAGCCAAATACACACATTCCTAAAAAGGAGTCAGCAGACATGAAAATTGAGATAAGCACAAAAGAAGAAGCAGCAAAGGCACTGTTTACCCTGTACAGATACCAGACACCACAGGAGCAGTATGCCCAAACCACCGTTGAAGACAATGGGGTTGGCTTCAATGCGACTGATGCAGGATTTGCGTCATCCGTGGCAAAGTGGATGGTGGATGGTAAACCATTGACCGATGGTCAATTCAAAGTCTTACAGCGTATATTGCCCAAATACAAACGACAACTTGAAGAGAATGATTGGACCAGCACTGCCCTGCCCGCAGGAGTAGTGCTGGGACATTCTACCAGACCAGACAAACCGGTTATTCAAGGAAAAGGCAGACTACAGATTGGAAAGGATGGAAGGTTGGAATTTTACCCCAATGTGTATCCTTCAGTTCAAATCAAGAGCTTGGGATTTGCTTGGGACAAACCGGTATGGGTGTTCAAGCATTACAGTGTGGGTCTTGTCAATCAGGTTGTCCGCATGTTCGAGCAAGTTGAGATTACACCAGAGCTTCAGGACACCTTGGTTCAAATGGCTACCAAACAAGACCTTCCTGACAGCATCAAAAATCATGACAAACTCTTCCCATTCCAAAAAGAAGGCATCCAATTTTTGCTTGGTTCTCACCGGTCTATGCTAGCATTAGCACCAGGATTGGGCAAGACCGCATGCGCCATTCATGCTGCTGGCTGTATGAAAGAAGCAAAGCACGTGCTCATAATCTCACCATTATCACTCATCTATAATTGGCAGAAGGAGATAACAATGTGGGTCCACCAGCCAGCAGATATATGGCATGGCCCACCTTCAAGCTGGCTTGTTCACTCCAAAGATTACAGGTGGGTGGTAGTCAACTATGACACCGCAGTGAGCCATAAGGATACTTTGCTCAAGTTGAAATGGGATGTGCTCATTGTGGATGAGAGTGTGCTTGTGAAGAACAGGAAGGCACAGCGCAGCAAAGCTATCAAGGAGCTGGCTGGAGCCATTCCGATTGTGTGGGAATTGTCCGGTGCCCCCACTACCAGATTTTATGATGACCTTTGGTCACAGCTCAATATCCTTGACAAAGACCGGTTCAGGAGCTATTGGAGATTTGCCCAGACCTATACAGTGGTGGTGGATAATGGGTGGGGATTGGGCATTGTTGCCAACCGGTCTGAAGCAGCCAAACAGCTACAGGATGACCTGTCCGACATATACTTTTGTCGTACACAGGATGAAGTGCTGGACTTGCCTGATTGGATTATTGAGAACATTCCGGTGCCATTGGAAGGCAGACAGCTGGAGATGTACAACGAGATGGAACAAGAATTTTTGACCAGTCTACCGGATGGTGATGTGGTTCTTGCCCCAAACGTATTGTCCCAGATTGTTCGATTGCTTCAGATTGCATCCAACCCACTACTCATTGAAGGTGATGACTTGGGAGCAAAGTGGATAGCTGTTGAAGACCTTCTCCAATTTGAACGTCTGCCGGTGATAATCTGGACCAACTTTGTAAAGACAGCCAATGAGCTATACCACAAGCTGGAGAAGAAGTTCAGAGTGGCTTGTTTGACCGGTGAAAGTGGGGCTGAGCTCAGGCAGCAGATTGTCACTGACTTTCAGGGTGGCAACCTTGATATCCTTATTGCTCACCCTGGGGTTGGAAAGTTTGGTTTGACCTTGACCGCAGCACGCACCGCAATCTATTTGGAACGGTCTTTCAATGGGGATGATTATTATCAGAGCTTACACCGCATTAGACGTATTGGGACCAAACACTCACCCCATGTCATTCATCTGTTGGCAGAAGGAGAGAATGGAGCACCCACCATCGACCATGTGGTGGATAAGATTTTGATGTACAGGAAGGAGCAGAATTTCAAACTCACCACAAGTGACATAACAAATATTCTGAAAGGAGACAGCAATGATGGAAGCCAATAAAAAGTACAGGACAATTTTCATATGTCAGCCGGCATACAACTTCTCAAGTTTGGCATCGGTTTGCGATGGGATGACCTTCCTGGTGACCGGCAGTGAAGTCAGTTTGGAGCAGACTTTGAAAGCTTGCAGGAGCAATCTAACAGGATTTGACCCAGAGAAGGATGCCTTGCTGATGGTTGGTAAAGTCAACATATCATTCATAGTGGGGGTGGTCTTGCGAGAGCTGGTGCCTGCTGACAAAACCATAACTATGGGCATCTACATCAAGCCCAAAGACCGTGAGAGCTATTACAGATGGGAGAGTGTAACACTATGAGTGACTTTTTATTCAGCCACACCAGCATGTCTTGCTGGCGCAGGTGCAAATATCAGTTCTTTTTGAAGTATGTGGAAGGTTATTCAATGCCTTCATCCGGTGGACAGCTCACCGGTTCATCCGGTCATGCCGCACTAGCATATTGGTACAAACAGACTGACCATATCAAGAACAAGAAACAGGATGGCAAAGCCATAGACACAGCATGGAAGAGCTATTGTGAAGAGTTCAAGAAGATGGGAAGAGAAGTGGACAACCAATATTTTGAGCCGGCAGAAGCAGCACTGCTGAGATACTTCCCAGTGGCCAGAGAGCAAGACAAACGGTGGGAAGTATTGTCCAGCGAGTATGAATTCAAAGTGAATGTTGGGCAATATCCTTTGATTGGCTTCATTGACCTTATTGTCCGCACTCAGGGGCAAATATGGATAGTGGAGCATAAATTCAACAAGCAGGTGTCTACCGGCCATCTTGACCTTGACCCACAAGTCAGCACCTATTTGCTGGCTGCTACCATAGCTGGGTACAATCCTATTGGTGTAATCTATAACATCATCAGAACGTCTAGTGGCCCCACTGCCATAAAGGAGCCATTTGTGCGCTCCATGTTATACCGCAATCCAGAAGGATTACAAGTCAAGGCCAAGGAGATGACAGGGCAGATGGCTGAGATGAAAAGCTTTTTGGATGATGGTGGGACCATCTACAGGAATGAGACACGTGACTGCCACTGGGACTGTACATTTTTCAATGCCTGCCTGTCCATAACCGATAATGGGTCACCCGATGAGATATTGAGCAGGTTGGTCAAAAGACAAACTGAATATGGAGATGAGTATGAAACCTAAAACAAAACCAGCAGAAGTTGAAGAGCCACAAGACCTTATTATTGAGCAGCTCACTGGCGGTGGGTTCAACCCAGACCGTGTGCGCTTCTTGGTGTACGGTGAAAGTGGTGTAGGCAAAACCAGATTTTCAGCAACGTGGCCCAACCCATTATTTTTGGACATTGATGATGGACTGGCCAGTGTGGACCAGCCTGTAGACCGGCTGCGTATAACAGAGTGGCCACAGCTCAGGATGGCTTTTGAGTATCTGTCCACTCAAGAGCACGATTACAAAACCATCATAGTGGACAGTCTCAATGAAGGTCAGGCACTTGCCTTGGCTGATACGGTCTCAAGCTTCCCAAACATACGCAGACCTTATGACAGCCTGGCAGCACAATCCGATTATGGGAAGATGCTCAGTGACTTTGACAATATGGTCAGAGCTTTGAAATCATTACCCATCCATGTAGTGTTTGTGGCGCAAGTCACAGGAAAGGAGTTTGAGACAGATATTATTCAGCCGCAACTGATAGGTAAACACACAGCACGCAATATATGCCGGATGGTGGACATAGTTGGCTACATGTATCGTGAAGACCAAGACCCAGTGATGGCATTCAGCCTGAGTGAATTCACGTCCAAAGACCGGTCTGGGTGTCTACCGACCAGCATCCAAAATCCAAGCTATTCAAAATTGGCCCAATATTGGGCTGCCAAAACAAAACTCAAAAGGAGCAAATAACATGACAAGTATAACAACAGACCGTGTAGGTGGTATGGTTCCTGAAGGTGTCCATCCGTTCAATGTAGTGGAATTTGATGAGCGTGCTGGCCCATCAGGAGATTATTGGAATTTCACCTGTGAGATTGGTGCCGGTTCACCGTTTGCTGGACAGCGGTGTTGGGTGGTCATAAGTCTGTCTGCCCAGAGCAGGTGGAAAGCAGAACAGTGGCTTGACTGTTTTGAAATCCCAGAAGGTATGGAGATTGATGGTGAAGACTTTGTCGGTCTTTCATTCCGTGGGAAAGTCATCCATGAAGTGGGCAAGGACAGCAAGACACGGGCAAAGATTGATGAATTTTTGCCTTCCCAGAAGGTATCACTGAAGAAGGGTGCTGCACCCAAAGTTGGTGTGAAGAAGGCAGCCGTGGTCGTTGAAGAAGATGAAGACGATGACGATGATGGTGATGACGATGCCAGCACCGCTGAAGACGATGGTGTTGACTATGAGACGGATGATGATGCTGACGATGATGATGAAGACGATGAAGAAGAAGTCAAGCCAGCAAAGAAGTCATCCAAACCGGTCAAAGCTACAAAGGCACCACTGCCAGTAGCAAAAAAGGGCAATCTGCCCAAGCCAGTATCCAAGTAC